TACCTGCTCACCGAAAAGATGAGCGAATACCGCAACGAAACCGAACAACTGCTGTTCTCGCTGCCGTTGGCCGGATCGGCGTTCCGTAAAGTCTATTACGACCCCAACATGGGGCGTCCCTGCTCTATTTTTGTTCCCGCCGAAGACATGGTGGTCAGCTACGGTGCGTCCGAATTAACCATGGCCCAGCGTATTACCCATGTCATGAAGAAAACGTCGAACGAGGTCCGTAAGTTACAGGTCTCCGGCTTCTACCGTGACGTGGAACTCCCCGCCCCAAGCCCCGATATCTCCGATGTCGAGCAAAAATACAACGAATTGAAGGGCGATCAGATCAGTTATGACAACGATGATCGCCACACCATCCTCGAAGTCCATGTGGAGTACGACTTACCCGGCTTTGAGGACGAACGCGACGGTGAAGAGACCGGTATTGCGCTGCCTTACGTCATTAGCTTCGATCTGTCCTCCCGCATTGTCCTCGCGATCCGCCGGAACTGGTTTGAAGACGATGAACTGAAGCAGGCGCGGCAGCATTTTGTACATTATCAGTACGTGCCGGGACTGGGCTTCTACGGATTTGGTTTAATCCACATGATTGGCGGCTTGGCGAAGTCGGCGACGAGCCTGATGCGGCAACTGGTGGACGCAGGCACGTTATCGAATCTTCCGGGCGGGCTGAAATCCCGTGGTTTACGCATCAAAGGCGACGATACCCCGATTATGCCGGGTGAATTCCGTGATGTGGACGTTCCCGGTGGCACCATCCGCGACAATATTTCCTTCCTGCCTTACAAAGAACCTTCCGCAACACTGCACCAGCTATTAGGCAACATTGTTGAAGAAGGCAGGCGCTTTGCCTCCATGGCTGACCTGAAAGCGTCGGATATGAACTCCGAAGCTCCAGTAGGAACCACCCTCGCTATCATGGAACGGGCGCAGAAGGTGCAATCGGCGGTACAAAGCAGGCTCCATGCCAGTATGCGCCAAGAATTAAAGCTGCTTTCCAATGTGATTCATGACTTTGGCGAGCCAACTTATCCTTATGAGATTGATGGGCAGGACTTAAAGGCCGAAGATTTTGACGACCGTGTTGATATCGTGCCGGTCTCTGATCCGAATGCCGGAACGATGGCGCAGCGGATTATGCAGTATCAGGCTGCGTTACAACTCAGCGCGTCCGCGCCGCAACTGTACAACATGCAGGAACTGCACCGGCAAATGTTGCAGGTACTGGGGATTCAGGACGTGGACGACATTGTGCCGAATGCCGCCGACATTAAACCGGCTGATCCGGTCTCTGAAAACATGAACATGATCAATGAAAGTCCGGTTAAAGCCTTCGAGTATCAGGATCACGAGGCCCATATCAAAGTCCATATGAGTGCCATGCAAGACCCCGAGGTCACGGAAATGGCGGGGCAGAGTCCAGCCGCCGAAGTCATCATGTCATCCCTCGATGCCCATATACGTGAACACTTGGCGTTCCAGTACCGCCGTCAGATCGAACAGGAACTGGGTACGGAACTCCCACCGATGGACGAGGAACTGCCGGAAGATATCGAGAAGCGGCTATCGACCATGGTGGCGGAAGCGGCGGAACAACTGCTCGGCAAGAAACAAATGCAGCAGGAGGCCGAAGAAGCCGCTGCGTTGGCCGAAGACCCGCTCATTCAACAGAAAGAACGCGAGCTGGATATCAAGGAATCCGACGTACAGCGTAAGGCCCAGGCCGACCAGCTCAAGACCCAGACGCAGCAACAACTGGCACAGCAGCGCACGGCGATTGAAGTTGAGCGCATTAAGAGTCAGGAGCGCATCGCGGGAGCTGGACATGAAGCTCAAGAGAGGTTGTCGCAGGCTGAGATTGAAGCTCAAGAGAAGCTATCGCAGGCTGAATTGGCACAGAAAGTGGCGAGCGATCTGATGGACGCGGAAATGGAAGACAAGAAGATTTCCGGGGATCAATACGCCAAGGGTATTGAGATTGGCGTTGATATCGCTAAGAACTTAATAGAGGAAGACGATGATCAATCCGGCAGAGGAGACTCTGGGACTTAAAGGGTTACTGGACAAAATACGTGCAATCGCGGATGATTCCGCCGCGCACGTCGCCAGTGGTGCCTCGAAAGATTACGCCGAATACCAAAAGGCATGTGGTGTGATTGAGGGACTGAAGCTGGCCGAACGCGAAATTCTGGACATGTCCAGAAAGTTAGAAGAGATGTAGGGAAGCGGTTCCTAAGTGCCGCGCATACCGAGGAAGCTATGGCTGAACTCGCTGAAACGCTGGAGTCTCCCACAGAGCATACGGGGACTACGGCGATGCAACTGCCCGAGCCGGCAGGATTTCGATTGTTGATTGCCCTTCCAGAGGTTGATGAAAAGACCATGGGCGGCATCCTGAAAGCAGTTGAAACCATGCAGGTTGAACAAATCACAACGATTTGCGGGTTTGTGGTTAAAATCGGTCCCGATGCTTACAAAGACTCATCTCGATTTCCCAGCGGCCCTTATTGCGAAGAAGGCGATTGGGTAATCTTTCGGTCCTACAGCGGTACTCGCGTGAAGATTCACGAGAAAGAGTTTCGCTTGATCAATGACGATACCGTGGAAGCGGTGGTTCAAGACCCGAGAGGAGTGATGAAAGCATGAGTGAGCAACCGACAACCGAAGAACTCGATTTTCCAGAGCCAGATGTGGCGGAAGATCAGGCAACCAGTGCTGAAGACAAGTTCTTTGGCATTAAGAATCAATTCGGTGTTGAAGAAGAATCTGCTGAGGTAGAGGTCGAGGTCGTCGATGACCGGCCACCCGAAGATCGTCGGGTGTCGGAGCAGGACGAAGACCTTGACAGCTATACCAAGCGGGTTCGCAAGAAGATCAATAAGATGCGGGCGGAGTTCAATGAAGAACGCCGTCGTGCCGAGGATGCCCAGCGGCTTCAAGACGAAGCGGTGATGCACGCCCGGCGTTTGCAGTCAGACAATGATCGACTCTTGCAGATGGTGTCTGAAGGCCAGAAGGTTCTGGAACAGCAGGCGACTGAGCGAGCGCAATATGCGTTGCAGAGTGCCCAGCAGTCATACAAGAAAGCGTATGACGATGGTGACTCGGAGCAGATTGCGAAAGCACAGGAAGAGATGACTAACGCACAACTGGCGCAAGCGTATGCGCCGAATCTTGCGAATCAGGTCATCCAGCAGGCGGATCAGAATTATCAGGCCCAGCTTTCTCAGCAGCCACAACAACCGAATGTGCCCACGCCAAATCCGAAAGCGTTGAGTTGGCAGAAGCAGAATGTGTGGTTTGGCTCTGACGAAGAAATGACGAGTACCGCCTACGGTATTCACGAAAAGTTGGTGAAAAAAGAAAACGTTGATCCTACGTCAGACGATTACTATCAGCGGATAGATAAGCGGATGCGTGAGCTTTATCCTAGTTATTTCACCAGCGATGATTTAGACGAATTTGAGGTTGAAGAAGCAGCGCCCCGACAGGAAGCGCCGCAACGACAAGCCTCATCAGTGGTGGCCCCCGCGACTCGCAATAACGGGGCGCGGCCACATAAAGTAAAATTGACGGAATCAGCACACCGTCTATCTAAGCGGCTCGGGATCACTCCTGAGCAATACGCCCGTCAAGTATTGAAGGAATCCAATAATGGCTGATGGCGAAGAGCGCACCCCTAGGGAACTAGAAACACGCGACAACACGACGCGGAAAGAATCGTGGCAACCTCCGGCAATTTTGCCTGATCCAACTCCACAAGAAGGCTGGGTATTCAGATGGGTACGTACCAGCATGATGGGGCACGAAGATAATCGACATGTATCTATGCGTTTCCGTGAAGGATGGCAACCCGTGAAAGCGGCTGATCATCCAGAACTCATGGTGATACCGGATCATGGAACTCGATTCGAGGGCAATGTTGAAGTAGGTGGATTGTTGCTATGCAAAGCCCCTGTTGAGCAGGTGGAAGCGGCGCGGGAATACAACCAGCGCAACTCCACGCAGCAGATGCAGGCGGTGGATAATAGCTACATGAAGGATAACGACCCGCGTATGCCGAAGCTCCCCTCGGAGCGGAATACAAAGGTTACCTTTGGTCGTGGTAACAGTTAACAAATAAACTGTTACCTATGTGTAGGAGTTCGTAAGTTATGGCTACAACAGCCGCCCCTTACGGTGCCAGGCCTATCAATACAACAAGTGCGAGCGGTTCCTATACGGGAAAAGTTCAGCACATTAAGATTGCTAGTGCTTATGACACCGCGATCTTCTATGGGGATTTTGTCAAGCTCGTGACTGCCGGTACGGTCGAAAAAGACACCGGCACCGCAGCGTTGACACCCATAGGGATTTTCATGGGATGCAAGTACACCGATTCCACATCGAAACAGATGACGTTCAATCAACAATGGCCCGCTGACATGGCAGCATCAGATGCAGTGGCCTATGTTGTGACAGACCCAGAAGTACTGTTTCGGATGCAGAGTGATGAAACCGTCGCTCAAGCGGCTCTCGGTGCGAATGCCTCCGTCGTTCAGACGGCGGGTTCTACGTCTATCGGCAACAGCAAATGTGCTTTTGACGGTTCGACGGTTGCAACCACTAATACGTTCCCGGTTAAGGTTGTCGATTTTGTCGACGGCCCGACGAGTTCCGTGGGCGATACCTATACTGATGTCATTGTGAAATTCAATGTAGGGCATCAGTTAACCAATACCACTGGTATTTAAGCAAAGGAGGATTAGCAAATGGCTATTTCAAGAGCGCAAATGCTCAAAGAACTCCTTCCGGGCTTGAATGCCTTGTTCGGATTGGAGTACGAAAAGTACGAGGACGAGCATACCCTCATTTATGAGACCGAATCGTCTGACCGTTCCTTCGAGGAAGAGGTCAAACTGTCGGGATTTGAGGCAGCTCCAGTGAAGGACGAAGGCGCAGCGCTCAGTTATGACGCAGCGCAGGAACACTTCACGGCTCGGTACAACCACGAAACCATTGCCATGGGATTCGCGATCACGGAAGAAGCCATGGAGGACAACCTCTATGACTCGCTCTCGGCTCGCTATACCAAGGCGCTGGCTCGTGCGATGGCTTACACCAAGCAGGTGAAAGCTGCGAATCCCCTCAACAACGGTTTTACCAACAGCTTCCAGTCGGGTGACGGGGTTAACCTGTTCACGGCTTCTAGCGACGGTGTAACCGGTGGTGATGGGCATCCCCTGGTTTCTGGTGGCAAGAACGATAACCGACCTGCGACAGCGGCTGATCTCAATGAGACTTCGCTGGAAGCTGCGGTAATCACTATTGCTGGCTGGAAAGACGAGCGCGGTCTTTTGATTGCTGCCCGTCCTCGACGGCTGATTGTGCCGCCGAATGGCATGTTTGTCGCAACCCGCATTCTACAGTCCGAAGGACGTGTAGCGACGGCGGATAACGACATCAACGCGATTCGTGCAAATGGCACGATTCCAGATGGTTATGCGGTCAATCATTATTTGACCGATACTGACTCTTGGTATCTCACGACGGACATACCTAACGGTATGAAGCATTTTGAGCGTACCTCGATGGAAACTAGTATGGACGGTGACTTCGATACCGGTAACGTGCGCTACAAAGCGCGTGAGCGTTACTCTTTCGGTGTTTCTGATCCGCTGGGGATGTACGCATCGCCTGGTGCCTAGTAACGGTGGGGGGTAGGTAACTGCCCCCTTTCCATTTTTCCTGACTATTGAGCAATCAATAGACATTAGCCACGACAGGAGAACTTATGGCTAACACGACTTTTAACGGTCCAGTCCGTTCAGAAGGTGGTTTCGAGCAGATCAGCAAAACTGCTGGAACTGGAGCCATCACAACCAACTTAGACATTGACTCCAGCGGTAATCTCAAAACGACGGGTTATGTCTCTGCTTATTCCAACGTCAGCAGCATTACGTCTGCGACCAAAAGCGTTGAATCGACCGACTCAGGTACGGTTT